TGAAGTCTGACCCTTCCTATATGTCGTCCCTCTCACAACAGGATGAAGAACAGAGGGCAAGAGACCTGGATGGTAATTGGAAATTCAAAGAATTAGGTACAGACCTCATTACGAGGGTGCAGATGGATTTGTTCTTCACCAATTCACCAAAAGATGAAGGGGGAATACACTATATGACCTGTGACCCAGCATTGGAGGGTGGGGATAACTGTGTGTTTTGGCATTGGAGAGGATTTCATATAGTGGATGTAGAAGTTACAAAGGTGGACTCGAAGCTGCTTGTTGAAAAGGCTCAGCAACTATTGAAAATGTGGGGTGTAAAGGAGGAAAATTTTGCCTATGACAACAACGGATTGGGGCAGATATTCGGGGGGTTCTTTCCACGGGCAGTAAAGTTTAATAACAATGGAACACCCTCCAATGGTGACAGAACTTTATTCAGTAACTATAAGTCAGAATGTGCCTATTACCTTGTTCAAAAGTTTAAGAATATGGAAATAAGCATAGACCCTTCACTCTTGCAGAGGAGATTTAATGTAAAGAGGCACAGGGGACTTACTTTGAAAGATATCTTGATAAAAGAAAAGAAAGCCATAAGGCGTGTCGATACAACGGTGGATAGATGCTGGACATTAATAAATAAGCAGGAGATGAAACGTATCCTTGGATGGTCGCCTGACTTTATGGAGTCGATGATAACAAGGATGGCATTTGGTCACGACCTTCACAAGAGGGCTGTAAGGATAAGTGGAATACTATAATATTATAAAACAAAGAAGATGGCAGAGATTAAATTAAGGGAGGTTCTTTCAAAAAAAGCCTTTACAAGAATAACACCCATGGGGTATTACATGGGTGGTGTATCTCACGACCCTATGGACAATGGTATGGATAACGCCTCCTGGCAGATAATCACACAGGCGGACTTCCTTCGGGAATATTACCCATCAGGTCACAGGATAAATGACCCTGTCTATTACCCAGATAAGGTTAGACAGGACTTGGAGACGAAGAAATACTATGTAGAGCAGGTCATAAGGTGTGCCTTTCCTTTCCAGAAGATAATTGCTACCAAGCAGATTATACACCTTTGCGGTAACGACGTACGCTTCGAATTGACAGAGCCGCGGGAGACACAGGAGCAAAAAGACCTTTTCTTCAACTTTAAGAAGGGATGGCAACTGAAACACACAGAATATGCCCTTTATAGCCTTGTAAAATCTATAAAGGTGACGGGTGACGGAGCCGTAGCGGGGGTTATAAGCGATGGTCAATTTTCTTGGCGTAACTTCTCCTATCTCAATGGTGACAAGCTATTCGCACACTACGATGATATGATGAGGCTTAAACTCTTTGCACGGCAGTACAAGTCTTACGATGAAGCAGGAAATGAAGCCAAGGTATTTGTAGAAGTATGGGATGATAAAAACCACTATCTATTCTCCCAACCATTGAAAGGGACAAAGGCAAAGGTGATACAACTCCTGGGGGTGTTTGGTCTTAGTGGCTATACAGAGGTAAGAAAACCCATACCCCACGGCTTCGACTTCATTCCAATAGCATATTTTAGAAGTGCCGATGGTGCCTGTTGGTCAGACTCACAGAACTCAATAGACAAGTACGAACTTGCAGTCTCACATCTTTGCCAGAATAATATGGCATACGCTTTTCCTATAATGTTTCTCAAAGGTGACTCGGTGAATATCGTAGGTGGGGAGAATATATATGCACCCGTTAAGGCCATTACGGGAGACTCCTCTTCCGAAGCCTCCTTCCTCAACACACCTGACGGCTCTGCCTCATTTGAACTACAATTGAAGATTCTGTTGCAAAACATCTTTCAGGGTTCATTCACCGTGCTCCCTCCAGAGCTTAAAAGTGGTGATTTGCCTGGTGTTGCGGTTAAGCTGCTCTACTCTCCAGCAATAGAAAAGGCTATGGCGGACGCCTCAGAACTCGACATGACCATTGCGGATATGGTAAAGATTTTCGCTCACGGATATGGTTTGGAGATAGGACAAATGACGCCTATGAAGAACCTGAAAATAAATAGCTGGATAGAGCCTTATGTACACCAGAACGTAGCAGAACTTATGCAGAACCTTCTCAATGGCGTACAGAATGAGTTTCTATCAAAGGAAACTGCCGCATCACTTACCCCTTATGGCAAGAATGATGAGTATTACCGTATCATAAAGCAACAGAAAACAGAGGCAGCAATGACCACACCAGAGGACATAAACCTTAATACCATACCATAATGACGGATATTGAAAAAGCAATATATTATGCCAAGAGGCGTATAGATAAGACAGAATTAATGACCACTGCCATAAAATCAAAATACTTAAATGTTTTTAAGCGGATATGTACCTTAACATATAATCAGGGAGTTGTCCCATCATATTTTACTTTTGAGAAGTATATACAACTCCAAAATAAGGTAGATGGAGAAATAAACAAACTGATGAGAGACCTCTATCAGATAATAGAGCAATATTCCATTGCATGTTCCTCACTTGCGATGAATAAAAATGACAGGGAGGATGAACTTGATGTTATTGGTTACATCAACCGCCCAATAGACGGGAGGGATATAAACGCAAGACTTGCAGAATATGGAGAAAAGGCAAAATATGAGTTTGAGGCAATGATAGCAGCAGGACTTCTCCTCTCTAAGCCAATAAATGCCGTTTTTAACGATTATAAAGCATTTTTATTACAACCGTATTCATCTGCATTAATAAAAGAAGTTCGAGCCCAAAAAGGGGTAAAAATAGCCGCTAAAAGGCTCCTCACAAGAAATGTCAGTTTTGGTGCAGGAAAATATATATCCACAACGAGCAGCCTATATAGACTCGGGGAAGGAACGCTAAACTATGTTTATCATTGGGCTGACGAAATTTACATGCAGCGTAACGGAGCCATAGGATATAATGTATATCGTGGCAGCTCTTATCCCTGTCAGGCATGTGACGATGTTGTCGGATTTCATCCTATAGGCAGTTATGTCCTTCCTGTTCATCCGAGATGTGTGTGTTATAAAGTACCTATTTATATGTAGATTATGCCAGTATTTTCAGGAAGACTTATAAAGAAGTGCAGGGAACAGGGACTCACAATAGAAGAGTACCATTTCTGCACACTCGTGGACTTAGGATTCTCTAATTCCGATGCTTATGTGTTGGCGTATCAGCCGGCAACAGCTAACCCGTCAAAGATAAAGGATGCGATGTATAAGGTTTTAACATCACAACCTGTAAAGATATATCTTACATATTTGGCAAAAGTAAAAAACTATGAGGAGAGCGAAAGGACAAGACGCGAACATGAATTGCGTAAAAAGATAGAGGAAGAACTGAAGGCTTCATATGGAACATCCCCGCAATTAGCGGAGACAAATTCTCCCTCGGCGCCGGTGACAATAAGTGATGGTACACCAAGAACTAAAGAGGATATTATAAGGGAACTCAACGCTGCCCTCATAGTAGAGACAGACCCAAAAATAAGACTCGACTACTACAAGCAACTTATAGACCTTCAGGGGATGAAGAAGGAACAGGAAAAAGATGATGATAACACTATTCACTATTACTTTCCTGTTACATGTAAGATGTGCGGTCTTTTACAGAAAGCAGAATTAGATAGGGCAAAAGCAATAGAAAGGGAAAAGTCGGATTATAACCCTAACATTGAGGAAAAAATATAATTTTTTGTGGCTTTACGCCTATTAAACTTTTTCAATAATTCTTTATGAAAATCGTCCTGCTTCTTCGGCATGGGGTATTTTAATATAATAAACATATCCCTATATAATCTCCTTAATGAATAAGGTGAAATTCCAAGCATGTAGATAATTTCATTCTCACTACATTTCTTCAAGAGACAGAGAACTACATTATATAACTGCACTATCCTGCGGGCATGTTTTTCAAGCGGTGTGCCTGTAATTACAGTGAAATTACGGCGATTAGTGGCACACACATAAGTACATGGGTCATTAGTGCGATAAAATTTAGAGAAAGAGTCATATGGGCAGACAATAGCATCGTCAGGCCACTTTAGTGACTCAAGATATTTAAGAACATTATTTCTATCGCTCTCTATGTTCATTTCAAATTATTTTTACACCAAGTAGTATTGCCTGTGTCATAATCCACCCATCCCCAAGTTTCCTCAGCCTTTTTCAAATCCTTATTGCAATAATCCCTCCACCATATGTACATTTCCCAATATGTGTCTATGTCATCCGTCTCTGGCTCATATATAATAGCTATCTGCCATTTGAAAAAGAAGAAAATAAATAACGGGGTCTGCTCAAATCGTGGTGTTCCATATTTGCTCTTATATCCCAAATCGGCCTTTACAATGGTAATGGGCACACCAACCTCAACGTACCAATAAGATTTAAAAAGTTTCAATACTACATATTTACTCCTTCTTACTATAGGAAAATTATTAAATATTAAATAATTACCTTTTATGTAAGGGTGTTTTTCCGAATAAGCGGCTTTTTCATTCGGTGACCTCATTTTTAGTTTGCGAAAGGATATTAATGTGGGACAGTAATTACAGGGTAAGAAATATGGTACATAATATTTTATTTGTCCTACATAAATTTTTCTTTTCAATGGTTTAAAGGGACTGTTTTTTACTTCTTGTAATATTTTCATTGTTGTTATGTTTTATTGGTTAGTTAATATTGTACTGCTGATTCCCTTGATATAAAGAAGTGTATGCCTTTAGAGCACTCATTAAATCTATCCTCATCAAAGTCAGTAACACGCGCCATTTCTCCTATTTTGTAAACAAATGAAGAATCTTGGTTAGATTTTACTTCTTTAATTCCAGCACTTGTTCCGTCAATATTTTGAATATCCAATACTTCAGCTTCCGAACATCTACATTTTAAAGTCGTTGCGGAGCTTCTTTTAGCATTTTCCGTAACCCTTAATTTTACGATAAACCCATCTGCCTTTTTCCACGCAATAAATGCCCCCTCAGTAGGGCATTGTGACAACAAACCCCCGTGCATTCATTGTGCTTTACTTTGCAAAGGTCGGCAGAGCGAAGGTTGGCATAGCTAAGGTCGGCAGAGCGAAGGTCGGCATAGCTAAGGTTGGCAGCGCGAAGGTTGGCATAGCAAAGGTTGGCAGCGCGAAGGTTGGCAGCGCGAAGGTCGGCATAGCTAAGGTTGGCAGAGCCAAGGTCGGCAGAGCGAAGGTTGGCATAGCAAAGGTTGGCAGAGCTAAGGTCGGCAGAGCGAAGGTCGGCAGAGCTAAGGTCGGCAGAGCGAAGGTCGGCATAGCTAAGGTTGGCAGAGCAAAGGTCGGCATAGCTAAGGTCGGCTTTTTGCTTTAGCGCCTCTAAGATTGTTTCTCTTTGAGTATTATTCTCGCTTTCCCAAGAAAATAAAACGTTCCCATAAATACTTCTTAATTCAATTTTCTTTTTCATACTTCCTTTTTTTATTTCTTCTATTCCTCAACATTACTACTGACATTCACTACTCATAAGACTTACACGTTCGCCGCTTACTTTCATTACTTTTGCTTTCGTAACTGATCTGAGAGTCCTGTTATCGCTTTAGAAGAGTGCCACGCTGTCAGATTTTCAGAGACCTAAAAGAACTTTGTTTTTGTTAATGCAAATTAAAGCAATTTTCTTTTATCATGCAAATTTATTTATATAATCATACCAATTAATTTTGATTGATTCGTATTTTGTGAACATATAAACAAGTTAGCCACAATACGAAGAAAGCCTCCGAACAGCGACATCGTAATATTGTTTTTCCTTTTCTATTCCTATAAATTGCCGATTTGTTTTTAGGCAAGCTAATCCAGTCGTTCCTGAACCCATAGTGTTATCCAAAATAATTTCGTCTTCCTTTGTGTATGTTTTGATTAGGTACTCCATAAGTTCAATAGGCTTTTGAGTTGGATGATAACCCCTACCCTTTCTTACATCAAATTGAATTATTGATGTTGGGTATTTTTCGTTATACTCCTTACCTTTTTCACCAAACAATTTTGCATTTTCAGTCCTTGCTATTGGTATCGCATCACTTTGTTTATTCCCGCCTTTTTTAATAGGCTTATCCCTTTTTATCATTTGTGGGTAATAATTTGGTTGCATACCACCGTTTGTAAATATCAAAACGTCTTCGTGTGTTTTTATTGGTTGTCTTTTTGCTTGAACAAAGTTTGCTCCGAATTTTTTATCCCATACCCAAGCAAACGCAAAATTGTTTTTATTGCTTTCAATTAAGGTTGTTGTAAATGGTTGCGAAGCGGTAAGTATTATAGCCCCTTTTGGTTTAATTATTCTATTGTATTCTCTCCAAAGTATATCTAAAGGTAATACACTATCCCATTTACAAGCAGTTGTACCATAAGGCAAATCGGCAATAATAGCATTTATACTCTTATCCTCAATAAAAGGAAAAACATCAAAGCAATCAGCATTAACCAACGTACTGTGGCTAACACGTGCTATATCCCATTTGGGGCTTTGTGGTAAATTCAACATTTATTCTCGTTTTTAAAGTTATTGTAAATTGATAGTTCGGTGCTTCGTAATCCCAAACGGTACATAGCACCAAACGTTAGTCACCACTTCCTTTTGTGGCGTTTAACTCCTCCATGCAGTCGGCACAAAGTTGCCCTCCACATTCAATATAATTTTCTCTTAACTCAATAGGAGTGGACTTCAAAACTTCAGTTGTCTTGCCAC